GTGTCAGTCCCAACTCTTGGTTTTCTAGTACCTCTGACTCTATTAGCTGATCTATTAAACTTTTTAGTTCCATCTTTTGTAATTTTAAAAGACATTATATCATCTTTATACTCTGTAGCTACATTAGATAGTACTGACGGTTTATTAACTTTTTCAAATAAAGAATCAACACAATCAACAGATAGTGTAGGATATTTCTTTGCTATATATGAGAAAACTAATAATTTTTCTCTTTGTGAAAGTACTTGCTTTCCTAACAATATTCCTAAATTAACTGCTTCTTCATCAGGAGACATCAATAGTTTTTTCACCTTGTCTTTTTTCATAATCGTCAACCATTTTTGTAACTTTAGATAAATCAGAAACCTCTATTTTAAAGTATCCTTTACCATGTAATTCTGAAACTGCATTATGATACTTAAAGAAATCATCATTAAATAGTAGGTTTTCAGGATCTTTGAATACATTTATAATACTATAGTTTTTTATTCCATGAGTACATAATCTGTAAACTTGATCTATAGATATATTCTTATTCTTAATAATATAGGACTTAATATACTTTAGTATATCTTCTGTAGTATTTATCTTGTCTTCAATTACTCTTTTTATAAAAGATTTTGTAATCCTCCATTGAGGAAAAAACATTGATATCATCTTTTCACTTTTGAAGTAGTAATTCATAAAGAACTCTTTTATGTGAGCATTCGAGGAAGATATTTTTATCTTCCCCGAGCTCTTTTCATAAACTATCCATTCATTTAAAGTATCTTTTACATAGAATTTACCTGAAGTATTCTTTTTTATTTGTTTTGAAGAATTATAAAAAGCTATCTTTTTATCATTTTCATAAAATCTAGTTTCAATCTTAAACAGACCTATCGATTTTGTGGAAAATAAATACTTTTTTAAATCTTCATCTTCAATTTTAAGAAATTCTTCAAAAGACATGTAATTTACATCAGATGCTTTCTTTAGACTCATCTTTAGTAGATTTATAATGTTTTAGATCTAACTTAAGCTTTCTGTATTTTGCAACATCTTGCATAATTGCAATCTGCTTACTGTCTGCACCAGTATCTGGAAAATACTGAACTGTTTCAACCCTGCAGATATTATCTAAAACAAACTTTGCATCTTCCCAAATAGTTTCATCACGAAGTCTCTTCTCATGGAAAATTGATAATAAATCTTTTGTAAACTTATCTTCTTCAAGATTTCCATATCTATATGAGTCAAGATATGCATCAGGTCTATATTTCTTTGTATAAGTAATTAACTTCTCAATTCTGTTATATAAATCTTCAGAGATAAAGTTTTTAATATTATTTCTTTTATCTATTATTCTATTATACTTTTTTAATATATCTCTTTGTATTAAATATGCAGTCATTACATCACCAAAAAATCTATGTTTTCCTTCTGTAAAATCTTTTACTTCCATAAAATTGTGAAGATTTAATTTGTTAAGAACTTTAAAGTCTGTTTCACCAACCATACAAATTCTAATATTGTTATTTGGTACTCTGCCCTTTGATTCCCATGGACTTACATAACCAATCATCTTATGTAATCTATCAAGAGAATTTCTATCTTCATTTTTACCATAAATAACAAACTCTCTAACCTTAAAAAGATCTTTCACATTCATTATTTTATCTGTAAACTTACAGCAATAATCATGTGACTGTCTTGTTAAGTTCTCTGCAAACTTTAGATTAATTTCACCAGCTAATGTCTGAGGATCAAACTTTGTCTTCCTTAAAGAAACAGATGTTTTCTTAATTGTAGCTTTTTGATCTTTTGGAACCTCAATAGATGAAAGTTTTATAAAGTTATCCTTTATAAAATACTCATGCATTAAAGTATATTGTTGGTGATAATATCTATAAAGATTTTCTCCAGTCTTTATATAATGTTCAAGAATATGCTTTTTAGTAGGTATCTTATAATAATTTTCAATATACTTTCTATTCCTTCCAAGCTTTCTTACTGTATATAAACCTGACCCTGGATATTTTGTCTTTAAGTATGCAGATCTCTTTTTATCTAGATTTACATCCATTAAGATATTTATATTATAGCTAAAAGCTCTCCAGTTAGAACCTTCTCTCTTTATTAAAGTTCCTTTATTGCCAATCTCATATTGAAGAGTATACAAGTTTCTTCCTCCATTAAGATTAGTAATAAAATTTACAACTATGTCTTTATCAACACCTTTTAAGTTTATATCTTTAATTTTAGTTTCAGAGCGTTTTAAAAGCTCTCCTATTGGAAAATTAATGTTTTTAGATATCTCAGGGATTTTTACATATGTTCCAGCTTCAATAAAAGATTCATATTTCTTTAGTGAATCAAAGCCTTGATCAGGAATACCTTGATTATACTTAGCTATAAACCATTCTGCAACTTTTTTAATTTTATCAGTTACTATTTGTTTATAGTTATCATCTATTATAAGATTCTCTCTTGTAATATCAGGAGTTAGACCATCACCTAATCCAAACTTTAAAGCAATTGGAAAGTTACCAATTACTGGCATACCAAGCATATCCCATCTTATATGATAAGAATATTGATCTACAGATATATGAAGAGCTGTATTACCATTTAATGTACTATACTGAAAATCTTCTGACTCAAATATCTGAAATTCAGTATTTAATGTAAGACATGAAGGCATATCCTCTATTACTTTAGGAGAAAACTTAAAAAGTATATCTTTAAAGTAAGCTAATTTTGCTTTTATTGCATTAATAAAATTAGTAGTTCCAGTATGTTCAGGAATCTGCACCTCAAATAGTACAGATTTTTCTTCATCTGTATCTTCATAATCAGATAAATCATATGTCAGACCTATACCTTCTTGCTCTTTTAATGTAGCTTTAAACTTCTTTTTATTTGGAGTTATTATAGTATAGTTCCATTCAGAATTAAATGCAGATACTGAGATACTACCAATACCATGCATTCCCATTGCACAGTTTTCATCATTAGTTTTACTCTCAGTCTTACCACTTTCTAATATTGTACATACTTTCTTTATAAAATCTTCTTTATCTTCAAAAGATAAACCGATATCTCTTACATAAAATATGTACTTTCTATATCCATACTCATTTTTATAATCATATACTCCAACTTCAACTGGTTTAGTTTGGCCAGACATCCTATGACTATCAACTGCATTCTGACATATCTCAGATACAAAACTGTACTTATCAGAATACAATCTCTTACCAAACATTTGATGAAGTTTGGCTGTGTTACTACTTAACTTTAATTGTTGCATTTTCTAAATTTTAGGTTTCCAATCAATTTCCTTCTTTCCATAATCCTTTGCTATTCTATTAATAATTGTAAATATATTCTTGTGATTCCAATCTAAGTTTTTATAACTAGCAGAAACAGGATGTTCTAGCTTATATATAAAATTACCTATTGGATTTATAAACCTCTCCATTTTATGAGAGACATCACCACATAGAACATAAGTTACGCCTATTTTATCATACATTATTTGCTCTAAGAAATACTGTTGAAATTTTACCCAGAGACCTTTATGAGAAGATGTCTTATTCAACTTACATGTTAAATCTGTATTTAGAAGGAGACAACCCTGATCAAGTAAATACTTAAGACTTGGAGAATCAGGAAACTTAGTTTTCAAATTTCTCTCAATACCTTCATAAAATTTCTGTAGACTAGGTTGTATTTTACCATCAGGAGTATTTGAGCAATCCATTGGTATACCAGTTGCATGTAGTACACCATTCTTATATTTTTTAGGATATGGGTCCATTAAATAGAACACACATTTTATATCATCAGGATCAGTGAGTTGAAATACTTTAAATACATTTTCATGTCCTGGAACTATTATATCTGTTTGAGCATCTGCTTTTAATCTAGCATAGATATCAAACATATCTTTACTTTCTATAAACTTTTTGAATAATGGTGCCCATTTTCCAAACTTATCAGCAAAGTCTTCATAATCCATCTTTTCCATAAAATTATTTTATGACTTTTTTAGATCTCATAAATTCTTCCAACTTCTTTAAACCAAAAGCTTTTACATAACCATAAGCATCATTTATCTCAGGTAGTAAATCTTTAGGTGTGTTTATATATTTCCACTTATTTGTATCTGTTATCTCTTTACATTTCTTTACACCATCCCAATCACTACCATACCAGATCCATGGTTTTTTAGTAACCTTGTTTATCTTTTCTACAACATCTTCATTAAAGATTTTTACAGCCTCTGCTTGTGTAGAAACACAACATGGCTCAATCATTGTAGTAACAATCAAGTCTTTCATTGACTTTTGAACTATTAAAGTCTCACAAGAACTTTCTATATTCTCATAGTTCCACAAATAGTGATAAGAAACATTATTTCTAAATCTATCTGTAGATTGTCTATCAGGAAAATATATCTTAACTGCATCTTCTTCTGTACAATAATATGCAAAAGCTCTTTCGTCTGGACTAATATAAATTCTTCTAGATCCAATTATAAGATCCTTTACTGCATAACACTCATACTTTTTACAGTGATCTTCTGTTACTTCTGCTGCATTCCAGAATTCATGATGTCTTTTCTCAAAAGGTGTAGTAGAGAACTTTATCTTTATCTTTTCCTCTCTTATTTCAGGTTTATTCCATGTAACAATTTGAGGCTTTTTATCTATTTTCTTTCCACCGAGCCCAAAATCCCACATTATTTTTAGTATTGCATCTGTCTGAGAAAGATGAAAATATCTTGTAACAAACTGAATTGCTGTACCAGACTCTTCACTTGCTAAATCTTTCCAAAACCAAACACCTTCTCTATAGAATATACCCCAAGATAGTTTACTTTCTTTACCTCCCCAAGGCCTATTCATTATACCAGCTGATATGTTATCTCCAAGATAATATCTATAAATATCATAACCTCCACTGGTAAGATTATATATCTCATCTACAGATAATAGTATTGGTTTTTGTTTACCTTTTACCATGTGATAAAGTTTAATGATAAAAATAGTCCCGACTAAGAATAATCGGGACTTTAATTTTTATACTATTGGTTATTCTACTAAAACTTAGAGTTAGTAGGTTTTACCTCATCTACTTTTGTAACTACTGAAGCAGCTAAGTCTTTTGACTGATCATAAACTTTTGCTACATCTAAGTTATAATATGCATTGAATCCATATTCACCTGAAACTTCAGTGTTAAATTTGTTCCAGATCTTCTTAGTGTAGTCAGTTGGAAACACTTTTCCTTTAGAGATATAGTTCATGAAACTTGCAGGCAAGAACATCTTATTAAAGATAGTTTGATATTGTTCACCTGTATCCTTTGTTTTAACACCAGTCAGTGCAACAAAAGGTGTATCATAATTACCATCTACTAAATCTTGAAGTTCCTTATAGTTACCTTTAAATAACTGATCTGTTTCAAGAAGTACATCTGTCTCAGGATCTACCCATTTAATTCTTCCTAACCAAGAAGTTAACAATACACACATTTCTTGTTCACCTACTAAAGCTTCTCTGAATCTTTTATAACCTAACTCATCTTTGGTTTTACTTAAAAATGTAGTAAAGTTAGTAGGAAGATTTGCAGGATCATCTACATAGAATGTAGAACATGTGCTATTTACATACTGTTTCTTTAAACCATCTTTTGATTCTTTTACTTTATTTGTTAACCAAATACTGTGAATAAAGTAATGATCTAATTCTTCTGAATATAACCAGAAGTTAATAGATACTTTTTGATTTCCATCTTGATCTTGAGAGAGGTATTCAGGGTCCATACCATCTTCAATTGTTTCTCTCTTTAAGAGTTTATCAATTTGGGCTCTTGTTGGATTAACTGCTCTTACTGATACTGTAGTAAGACCTTCATACTTTTCTCTTCTTTTTGTTTGCTGTTGTTCTTTTCCTTTTATCATAAAATTAAAATTTACACTGTTAAATAAATATTTTCTTCCAATCTAATACATCATTATATCCTTGGAGATGTTTAGCTCTACTACCACCAGATCTTTCTTCTGTTCCAGTGAAGTTTACTTTTATCGTCCCTTTGTCATTATATACATATCCTATAGCATCAACTTTTCTAGGAAGTATATCTCTAAGTTTACCAGTTAAAGCAAGCTGTTTAGGAACTACAACTTCTGTATTTTCCTTCATACCAACATACTTATCTTCTACGTGACAAACATAAATTACACACTTCTTAGCTACATTGTTGAAGAGGTCTATAATCTGTAACATTTCATCTCTTGACCATCTATAACCATTGCCATCAGGTAAAGTATGCACAGACATGTAATCATCATCAGATGGATCTATATATTCTCCGCCTCTTATTGGATTACCTCTTTCATCTTTTACACGATTAAATGACTTACCTTGAATAGAGTTCATATATCTAAAGGTACCACTCCATTCAGACCACTCATTAACTTCAGTTAAGGTGTCAATTGCTACATAATCATATTTTTTTCCACTTTCAACTAGTTTCTCTGCTAGTTTTTTAAGCCATTGCATTTTGCCAACTGGCCCTCTATCTTGTGGTGCCATAATAGATAATGACTCCACTTTTCTTGACCCTAATTCAGTGTCAATTATTAAACAATCCTCAAGCTGAGAGATTGCTGTTGTTTTTCCACACTTTTCTTTACCAAAAAGGATCATTGTGTTTGCATTAACCTCAGGTTTATGAGGTTTAGTTGGCAAAGCAAAATCATCATTTAAGGTAACTGCTTTTAAACTTTCCATATTACTTTTTGATTTTTACAAATTTACAAAAACTACTTGAGTGTAAAAAATATTTTTCGCCTAAAGTCCTAATAACATCTTGAAGAATGGATCATTAGACGCTTTCATATACTTGATAGCCTGGATTATAATTAATCTCTTATAGCTAACATTTAAGTCCATAATTGCTTCACAGTGCTCTACTATTTCAGATATGGATTTTGTTTCTTTTGAGAAATCTGAAACTTTTTTATTAAGCTCATCAATATCATTTTCTGATACATTACAAGCTTCAAATACTGTTCCTTCTGTATGATTATAAGGTTTTATTTCTAAATTATCTGTATAATTAAGACTTCTTGTAACTTCTAATATTTCAGAACTTTCTAACTCTTCTCCATTAAATAACTTTTCAATTATTGTCTGTTTCATAAACCTTAGATTTAATAAATTTGATTTTAGATTTATCAAAAAACTCAAGTGCTTTATTTAACCATCTTTGTTCTACTTCTTCATCAGAAGATATGATATAGATCTTAGCCTTTTTCTCTGGATTATTATACTCCATTGCCATACATCTATTTATCTTCTGAGCAAGATTTTCTGCATTGCTATCAAAGTAATTTATTATTACTTTATTTAACGACTTATAAGTAACACCAGTATTACCAATTTTTACTACAGATAGATGATTGGTTTTACCATCACAGAAATCTTGAAAGTCATCTTGACCTTTTACTTTACTGTGGTGAGAGGTAATTCCTAAATTTTCTGCAATAGAGATAACTCCACAAAATACTAGAATCCTTTCATCTTTAAACTTCTGTAAAATCTGCTTAGTTTTATCTCTCTTAGCAATACTATTCTGAATAATTCTCATTCTAGCAAGTCTTAGAAACATAGTATTTCTATTCTTACTTTCCAGATCTGATATTACCCAGGAATAACTATCAAACTGTTGTTTCTCAGTCTTATATTTATCCTTATACTTTTGCTTTACTTTATTATCTAAAGGAACTGTAATCACTGTAATTTGATAATCAACAATGACACCTTCTTTTATAGCTTGCTCAATAGGATATCTTGCAACTACATTTAATCCTATCCTATCTTTTAGATCTTTCTCTGTCCATTTTGATAATGTACCTGTAAGACCTAAGAAATAACCATGTGTATTTCCAAAGTACTTATGATTATGAAGTATTTCATTTACAGTATCAATTTGTGCGTCAGATAATAAATGTATCTCATCTATTACAATAAGATCAAAGTATTGGTTTACATACTTTTTTAAAGATATATGAGTTGTATAAGTTACATTACTATCATCATATCCTCTTTTCTCAAAGTCTGCTTTCCATGCATCTTTAATCTTTGTATCTGGATAGGCAATAATTATACTCTTTGGTATTATACCTTCTAGTATATTTATAGTAGTATAAATTTTACCGAATCTAGGACATAGATTTAAGATTCCATTTTTGCCCTTATTGATCCAAGTTTGCGCAAACTCTTTCTGTCTTTTATCTCTTAATTTCATGGTACATACTTATGTGACTTTTTTATGATTGTATCTAACCAAGCAATTCCGGTATCAGGAACTTTAAGTTTTATACAAGCATATTGTCTTAGAGTCATCTCCTTAAAAGGAATATCCTCAACCTCTTTAAAAGGTTTATCTTCCCATACTACAGAACAATCAGTAATTGGTATAAGATATTTCTTTGTCGATTCATCTTGTTTATATATACCTGTATCATCTACTTTATTAAATACATATATTTTTTTATCATATAAGTTAAAGAAATAAAAATCATCTTTAGTTTCACTTCCATATAATGCTACATAGACAGTTTTATCTAAAAGAAATGTTGATTTCTTAAAACAATTTGAAGTCTCTATTCCAAGACTTGCCAGTTTACTAATTAATTCTTCTTTTTCCATATTAATATTCTTTTATTGACATGTGTTTAAAGTTCTCTTTATAATGTAAGATAAAATCACCCTCTGAATTTCTGTTCTTAACTATATGTGCAAACAAATCATTTGTATCCACATGGATACAGGAATCTGTATTTCTTCTTCCATATAGAGAAACACCATATTTAGATGGTTTATTTAGTAAAAGAATAGTCTCACTAAACATTGCAGCTGCATCACCTCCATAAACATCACTTTGTCTTGGAAATGCTCTGTCTGAACCATCTTCTTGTCTCTCTTCAAACTCTCTATTTACTTGAGTTAAAAACATAAATATAACAGGATACTCTTTCTTTATAGAATTAGCTTCCATCAAAAGATTTAATAGCATTTGTACTTGAGAAGTTTCACTAGCAGCTTGCCTAGCTAGTAAAGTATGATCTATTCTAACTAGAACATTTCTCTTTACTTTATCTACAAATCTTTTTACAGTATCAGCAAACTCTTTTGTAGTAAGAGGTTCTTCAGAAAATGTAATTGGTAATCTACCATACTTATTCTTCAGAATTTGTTGAATCATATTTAACTCAACAGGACTTATTTTGGTACCATCTGCAGAAATAATATGTTTATAACTTTCTTTCATCTCTGCTGAAAGTCTTCTTAATAAGATTACCTTAGATGATAGCTCCCAGTTAAAATCTAACAAATCAAATGTTGGAAGCCCATCATCTCCTACATTACTTTTAAATGCACCATCAATTATACAGTCACTGAATGCACTCTTACCAACACTTGGTCTACCTCCAATTGTTAGTGTAGATGACCACTCAATGCCATCAATCATACACTTATCTAGCTTAGGAAAGCCTGTTTTCATTGAAGTAATTGTTCCCTCCATCCTATTTTTGATATAAGATTCTACTTCAACTATTGCTTCATTAATAGTTTTAAATTTTGCCATTATATTAGTTTTTGTGAACTTTTAAATGAACTACCTGAATTATCATCAGGATTCTCCATATCTGTTACAAGAGATGACGCTCCATTCTTAAAGATATAATAATTAAATAAAGGCAACCAAGTGTTTGAAGATGCACATCTATCTATATAAGATATCATAGTACTCTCCATTAAAGTAAAATCCTTTATTTTATAAAGACTTATAACTTTTGTTGCAACTTTAAAGAAGTCAGTAGAGTTAGGAAAGAAAGAATAAAATTTATTTTCTATCCTAGCTCTTACTTGATACTTTCCTGTATGATATCTAAGTCTTTCTCTACAGTTTGCATACATATCAGTAAGTATTTTCTTTAAGTCTTTCTTATCTTCATTCTCATCTACAATTGTAATTGTATTTGTTGTAATTTGGATTGTAGATAGTTCTATTTCTCCAAACTCACAGTTTTGGACAAAGTCTATGCCCTTTTCAGTAAGATTGTGATCACCATCAATATAATCTTTCTTAATAAGTAAGTTAAGAAAACCCCTTACACGATCAGTATAAGGGATTTCTTCTCTTGAGCTTATTTTACAAAGAATATAATAATGATCTAGTAGGAGACCTTCATTTAGAATCTCTTTGTATTTTTCTATATTCATCTTCTTGCACGATTGTCTGTTTCTAAATCTATAGGAAAAAAGTTGTCTTCTAATTCAAATCCTTTTATTACAATTTTACTATATCTTGGATATTCTTTTCTTAAGAAATCAATTGCTTCATTAACATCTCCTTCAATTGCCTCTTCAAATATTTCATTTGTCTCATGATCTGTAACAGTAAAAATTGTGGTTTGCTTTTTAAATCCTAGTTCCATTTTAATTTAATTTTAGAATAAAGAATATTGTTTTGTTTTAAAACTATTAGCATAACTTAATGCCTTATTAGTTTTTTCTATGCTATCTATCCTTTTGAGAGTTTGTAATATATAGTATGAATAATCAATGTCATACTTTTCCATGCTTCCATTAAAATAATACTTATTGAAGTACTTTAGTTTAGGTTGTCCCATCCAAAAGTAATCTTTATCAGTAGCTTCACAATGCGAATTTACAGGTTTTCCTTCATAATCAAACCCTCTTTTCATAAAAACATTTCCACTTTTTGAGACATAATATCTAATTAGTTTCTTATGTTTCACGATTTCAGGATCATTTCTGTCATCAGTCTCTATAATTTCTTCATAGTGCATGCTTCCAGAAGCTTTCTTTGCTATACAAAAGTCAAATATATTGTCATGAGATGTAATAAACTCAATAGGATCTTTCTTATGTACAAAATAAGCCTCGAGTGCAAGATTTATTATTCTTTTACTCTTATTCTTATTTATTTCAAACTCAGTCATAAATCTACCCTTCTTCTTGACAGATCCATCTAATTTTACAGCAATATAATGATTAATACTTTCTTGCCATAATACTGAGAAATCAACATATTCAAGTTTACCTAGCTCATTATTACCTACAATATTTTCCCACTCTGTACATACTCTTGCATATTCTTCTGACTTAGACTCATGAAATGTAGATACTACACCATCAGTATTTCCAGATATTACAGTTATACCTGCAGACTCTAACATCTCAATCAACAAAAGAATCTCCATTTGACACCCAATAGTTACTCTAAGCATACCTTCTGGATATTCTAGAAATGATCCCTGTTGATTTAATTTACCATAATAACCACCATTTAGACAGAGCTTTAACATTTCCTGAACAGACATATACTCTCTAGCAGTTACAGGATTAGTCTCCTTCTTTGCTTTTGTTTTAAGTACTATCCTTCTGGTAATTTTCTCTTTAAATTGTTTAATTATTGTGGGCTTTAGATGTTTTGGATAGACATCATTCTTTGCTATAAAATTTGGATACTGAGATCCAACATCTGCATCTCTTGTTATCCATCCACTTGGAGTCTCTATCTTTCTATGAGATTCTGTAGAATGCAAACCACCCTTTGCTACAGTATAAGTTGTCTTACCTATAACTATAGGAAATTCTTGTTTTAGATTCTTAACATATTCATTACCTAATTCAGTTTGGAACTGAGCTAACTTTTCTGTCTTGAAGACTACAGTAGGTGGGAAAAAGTTTTTAAACTTTTGTCCATATGGATGCTTTATATTTTTACTAAATAAAGTAGAATCATCTTCTATTCCTTCCTGCAGTTTATATTCTAGTTTATTCCATTCTTCACCTATCTTAACATCGCTCCAATTTAAACACTGCAGTCCTGTTTCCTTCATTACATCAAATCTATCCTGAATCTTATTCTTACCTTTATAATCTTTAAGTTCTGGAAGATCCACATTACCAATAGTAAGATTTAATAAAGCTTCAGTAACAAGACAGTCATTTCTTCTATATAACTTGATTATCTCTATTTGTTCAGGTGTAACAGATTCAATATCATGAGCTATTGGCATCTCCTCTACATCTTGATTTAACATAAATGCACACCACTTTAATGAGGTTCTTCTTGACTCATTATCAAAGTGATGTATCTTAAACAAATCAATAGGTGCTACAGGAAAGTCACTCTCTCTATAAGGTAAAGGTATTTGATATTTTTGATTATCAATATGCTGTTGTACAAACTGATAAATCTTTCCACATATTTCTATATTAGAGAGATCATACCAGTCATTATAGTTTATAAGTATAAACTGCATTACTTGATGGTCAAATCCAATACCATTAAAGCTTACATGATAGTTATATTTATTATCTAAATAGAAACTTACAAGTTTATATAGATCATTCTTATATTCACTAACCTCAAACTCTATCCATTCTTTTGTATCTGGATCATATAGACCATAATCAAAGAAACATTTTAATGTCTCAATATCAAATATTCCTATTTTATAATCTTTTCCGTTTGCAATTATCATAATAATTAATTAAAAGATGTACCTAATATTTGATCTATCAAAGTACTCAGTATACAAAGATACAAAATCTCTTATCATCTGACTCTTTAATTCGCGTTCATATCTAATATTATCTGGAGCATATTCTGAATCTTTAGCTTCTTGTATTTCAGGTTTCCATAGAAGCTCTCTCACTTCTTCTGAATTCCTTTCATGCTGAAACTTATTGTGTGTCAAGAAGATACACTCACATTTAACATCTATACCAGCAGCCTTCACTTCCTCAAATAGCTTTCTGTACTCATCCAGCCATCCCTGTTCGTAAATAATAGGACTGTAATTTATATGTACTTCCATATATTTTTGAAGATTTGGAATAGATTGTATGCGATCAGATATAAGATCTGTATTTGGTTCTAGAACACTGGAATACTTCTGGGGCATCAAGCTCACTCTTATTCTATGCTTATCTAGATTGACATCATACCACTCTGGACGAAAATGAGTAGGATACTTAGTTGCAAATGTACTTTTTATACTTTCTATTTGATTAAAAAATCTAAAAACTCTATACCAATCATAATGCTTATGCATTAATGGTATATCTGTGCTACAGCCTATATCTATAGTATAGTACTTTGGATCACATTGATTAGGTTTTTTAGGCCATTCTTGTTTTTCTACCCAGTTATTTATAGATGTTAATATCTGATCTATATTTTCATTTATATATACCTTGTCGTGGTTGTATCTTCCTACATAGCAGTAGGACTTCATACAGCCTCCCAAACATCCATAGACAAAATTGGGAGAAACTGCATCTGAGCTTCTCCCATTATCTTTGGTTATGAGGGTTTTAGTTTTCTGCTTAATTATCTTCATTAATTAAACCATATTAAATTGTTTTCTCCATTCTTTTCCAACACCTTTTGGATCTTTTACATAAGCATCAATACTTGTTATAGCATCTTGAGCTTTTTCAAATGCAATAGCTTTACATCCAATTCTTACAATAGCACCTCTATCTAAGAATTCAATTCTTATTTCATACTGTTGTAAGATCTGCTGATCTGTAAGATCTATTGGTCTTGGAACTTCCATTTGATCAATGGGATTTCTTGGTCTATCTTCTACTGGTTCTGCAGGCATTGAATTCATTGCATCATTATTATACATAATTGTATTTTTTACTTAATTAAAATTTTTTCTTGTAATAAAATTCCCTCTACTGTAAATGAGAGAGATGTAAGATCTGATACATTGGCAATTTTATAATCAAAATTCCAGTTGTCAAGAGATATCTCAGATGGATGATTATTTATTGGCTTACAGAATGGTCTATCTACTCTAATAATTATACCACCTCTATCTTTAATGGCTTTGGCTTCATTAGGAAATCTAACATCTGTAATTATCCAATTAGGATGTTTACCTCCTCCACCATTTGGATACATACTTGGTTCATTAAATACTTTATAGTCAGAAAATAGGGCATTTACCCATATATTAGGATGAAGACCATCTCGTAATGCATCTGTACCAAGCTTTTGTAAAAGCTCTCTATATGTCATTGGCATTCCATGTATACTCCATTCAGGTCCAAGATTTAATTTCTTAAATTCTTGATCCTCAAACTTTTGCATATCAATACCAGTAAGCAGAGAAGCTATTTGTTTTAGCTTCCCTGCAAACTTTTTGACTTCCCATCCTGATTGTTCTTCTAGCCACCACTCATGACTGATATAGTCTTTAAGTATGTCATCTATAGTTAGATCACCTACATTATAACAATTGAGATACTGTATAATTGCACCAACTGTATCTTTTCCTGATCCTGAGTAGCCACTTATTCCTATTATCATGTTATGTACTTTTTACTGAAACTGGAGAAGGCCCAAGATACAAAGAAAATCTGAAACTTTGTCTTAAATATCTTGGAATTTTTGATAATTTTATATGCTTCTCAACAATTTCTTTAAAGAGATCATCATCTATAATATAATCATTATAATTTATCTTCTTTTCTCCTGAAGGGCCTATTTCTGCATTATCCATTAGCTCTATGAAATTAGCTTTTGGAATTGCATTTTGATATACATCTACTAGGCAATTTATAACTGCTTTTGTATATTTTTCACTATTCATTCTCATTTTACCATGTCTCTTCTTATCTGTTCTCCTGTCATCTTTTTAACATAATCTCCAACTCCCATACTTGCGTCATTCCACAAAAGTTTACAGTTAAACTTACCATCTTCGTCCTGAGATATTATTTCCCATCCTTTACTTACTATACCATATCCTGTTACTGTATAGCCATCATACTCTTCTCTCCACTTTAATCCTACTTCAATTGTTTTTTCCGTGCTCATTTTTAATAATTTTTAAGGTTTCGTCATCTGTCATGTAATCAATTCTTGGCATATCATCTCCTAATCTTGCATGCATACTGCCAATTTTATATGCAGTGTTATTTATTTCAATATCTGATTTCCTATTTGAAGAACCTTTAAGTTCATCATTAAATCCATAGAAGTACCATAGTAGTATTTCTTTATCTGTCATATTATTATTCCTTTTACTGGTAATTGATCTTTTTTAGATGGTGTTGGATGACTGTCATGTGGTCCATACCACCATTCTTCATGTACATTTAGATATATATCTTTTTGAGGAAGACTTGGATCTGCATCTTTAAACCCTCCTTCATATCCTTGAGTAAAAACATATAGTTCTGGATCTAGTTCGGATAATTTTTGGATTAGTTCTTTTACTTTCATATTAAAGTTTTTCCCAGGGTTCTTCTGCACCACCCCAAATTTGAATTTTATATGATGCTCTCATTATATAAGTATAAGGTTTCCAAAGAAAAGACATTTTAAGACTCTCCATTGGAATTGATATTAAATCTCCTATACAATATAAGATCCATGCAATAAATGTAGAAAGTCTCTTTTTCATTTGTTTTCTTTTTTCTTTTTATATTCTACTGTTGCCCATGTACCAATAACTGCTCCAATAACAGCAGCTATTATTAAACTTTTATCAGTTGTATAAGAAACTACCGCAAGTGCTCCACATAGATATACTCCAGCACCCCATAAGCCAGCAGCTAATGATTTTCTCTCTTCAATCTTAATAAAGTAAAATGTCCAGCATACATCTGCAATAGCAACTGCAATAAGCACTCCTATAAATGATAAAATATATTCCATATACTATAGTTTAACTAAGTAACATAAAGCAGCAGCTACTACTATCCATAAAATTGTAAAAAAGATTGTTTGAATTACTAGTTTTCTGTCGTTAGTCTTTTGCATTGTTTAAAGATTTGAATGTTAGTTTATTGTCTTCAATTACTAGATACTCCATTGAAGTTTCAAATGTGTCTACAAAATAGTATCTCTTTCCTGTAGAATTTCCTTTCTTATCTATTTTAAGTACACCAGTATGGCCTACTATTTGAATATATTTCTTCTTTATATCTGAAGTCTTGTTAGCTTTCATTAATGATGAAGGTCTTATCCATATAGGAGTTTGCTCTACATCATATCCGTAACCATCTATGCCACTAAAAGTAAATGCATGAGGTTTATGGTTAAAAAGTTCATTTAGTTCTTCAGCTATATTTTCTATATTCCATCCTTGTTTTCCGAATATATTATTCATAAAGATTTCACTTACTCCAGCATGTGTGAATAAATACTTATCCATTTGATATGCCATTTGTAAGTGTTCTCTATTTTCATTAATAACATACTCTATTTCATACTTACCTATATGTTGATATCCAGATGTACCAGTATTTCCTATTTCAGGAAAGTAATGATGATCGTGATTACCTATAAGCATTATTACTTCAGCTCCGCCAGATTTTTTATAATCTAAAATTTCTTTAAAATTATAAATCTGCTCTGCTGTGGAAAATGTATTATAGCAATCAAAATAATCACCCAGAAAAACCACTCTATTAGGTTTCTCTAGGTGAGTTATTAGTTTCCAAATACTTTTACCATGTAAATCTGGAATTACAAGAGTTCTCATATAAATATACTTTTTATTCTCCAAATTTGCCACCATTTAGCTTTATGATTTGGAGGGTTACATTTTGAGAATGGATTATGACCAAAACTCACTTTATTTATGTATTTTGAACTTAGCATATTCAGCATTACTTCATGATATTTTTCTGGAATATCAACTAAGTCTGCTGTAATTTCAACCATTAAATCAATAGCTCCATCATCTTGTGTAGTAAGTGTAAAATACTCATGAAATCTTACACTTGTTGTTGACTTTACAAGTACATTATCTACACCTAGATTATAAGTTGCTTTCATTTTTTAAGTTTTTCTTGTTTTCAATATCTTCTATTACTTTATTTTCTATAGCTTCAATAACTTCAATATATTCATCTTCTAATTCACGTAACATTTTAAAATCATAGCTTTCCTTTGATTTACCTGTAAGTTCACTAAGTCTCTCTTTTAAATATTCTTTTCTTCCATCTCTATAATACTTTTCTTCAATAGCATCAGCTAACCAATTCATTTGTTTTGTTCCATAAATATGAAGTCTAAGATCATAGTCTGCCCACTTAGTTTTATAATCAGTCATTAATATTCCTTTAGTTAACTTTTGCTCAAGATCATGTAATGTTCTATTTCTTACTCTTACTATAGAATTATCAGATCCAAATAAATGTAAGAACCTAAGTACCCATCTTGGGCACCACCATGGTCTTGCTTTATAGTCCATAAAGATAACTAAAGGTTCTATTGCTTCAAATATATCACTCTCACTCTTCCAGGGAACACATCCAAGATACTCATACTTTTCTTGAAATGTTCTAGGAAAGAATACAGAACGAATATCATTCCATTCTATATCTCTGGTATATATCATACCTTTTTTTCTACCCTTCCAAAATGGTAGACTCTTAAAGAAATTTACAACTTGCTCTTTAGGAGGAGTTGATTTGTAAAACTTACTTTTTTTATTCATTTTTATAATGTTGTTTATTTTCAACAAAAAGTGCCATAATGTGTTATATAATCCACATTTTTATACATTTTTGTACTTTTTATGACACATTAATCTGCACCCCAACCAAAGAATACCCATTTACCTTCTCTTTCAGATTTTGATAACTTATAAGTTACCTCAGCTACTTTTGGACTTCCACTTTCTAATACTTTTTGCATTTCTATAAGGGTAGTTATTTTGGTTTTTTCTGTGTATTTACGAGCAGCTTTAACAGCATCACCTTTACTATTAAAAGAACCTATTACTTTAGAGGTCCAATCATCTGTTACAATATATTTTAGTAACCATTTCTTTGTACCTTTTTCAATATTATGTTTTACTTGAGTTTTTATCTTATTTTTACTTTCTTTTGGTTCTTTCATACAAACACAAAGACAGTCTCTTTTTCCTAAGTTTTTATACTGTTCTTGTATAAAATTACCTAAAGATTTTCCACTAGCCTTAAAAGTTTTTGTAACATCACTAAAACCTAGTGTAGTACTAATTGTACCATTGTATGTATCATTTCCATTTTCATAAGTTGCTTCATCAATAGCTTTTTGATATGCATGTTCAGCACTTTCTCCATGTATTGATACTTGAAACATTGTTGCTCCCATAAATTTTGTTTTAAAGATTTATAATTTAGGATAACCTGAGAGTTTTGCAAACTTTTCTCCATCTCCCCATCCTATATCCTTATATAGTTCAGGATGTGTGAATTCATCTACTACTTGAAATTCTACTTCTTTATTCTCATCTTGATCTAAAAAGAGAAGATAACTATCTGGAAATATTTTTAGTATTTCTTCTATTCCATCTGTTTGATACTTTACTTTCCACCAACCTTCTCTAATCAGAATTCCTTTTTCCATATAAAAACTCTTTTTTATATTCATTTATTATATATTCAATAGGTGCATCTTTGGTAAATCTAGATTTTAGCCACTTATATATGTCTCTTTTTATAATAATTTCAGAGTCATCTATAATGTCTAAAACAACTTCATATGCAACCTTCTGGCCTTTGTAGTAGTCTTCTTCTAAATCATTAATATATTCCTTAACTTTTAGAATTTCCTTCTTCAGATGACTCATAACTATCAATTTGAATTTTACAATCAGGAATTTTCATTCCTGCTATTTGACATATATCAGCAGGATATTCATCCTGTGTATAGTGACTTTCTTTTTGTTCTCCAGTTCTAACTCTATTTCTAAATCTTTCATGTCTAAACTGTTGATATAAATGAGCAGCTATTCTTGCATCATCATCTACATCTTCTTTATTAAAGATTCCAGGATTACTATTTGGAGCATATCCAAATAATGCTTTCATATTATCTGCAGCATCTCTAAAATCTTCTATCCTATCTCTCCATATTAATTTTTGAAGACTATAGCATCCTGTAAGATATTCAAACTGAAGTAAGCCTACTCTAGAGTATAAATCTAGAGCTCTTTCTATAAGACATGCTTCTTCAAACCCACATTCAATTGTAACTTTTTTATCCATATCTAAAATTTAAAAAATTCTTTAATACGTTCTTTTAATGTTAGTTTAACAATGTTAAAGGTTTTAGTTGTAGCATCCCATCTTACAACAGGATGTTTAGCTGCTTTAAATACACATATTCTACATGATCTCATTTTACCAAGATCACTAGGAATAACAAACCTTTTAGCTTCTTGAAACATAAATAAAGGATATTTATGCTTACAGTAGTAACATCTTTTAGACTTCATTCTCTTTTTTTAATTGTTCTCTATACCATTTAGCACCAGCCATAAAAGTTAATGTTGCAGTCCATTTATCTTCTTCAGAATTTTCAACATAGTCAAATGCTGCTTTCTCTATTTCTTCATCTGATATTTCCATTTCTATTGCTTGTAATTTAGGAGAATTATATTTCCTCATTGGTGTACCATCTTTATATCTTAATTCATGTGATAATTCATCTGGCTTTGCTCTATTATAACCAGTTTGAAATCCTTTCATAAAGAAATATTTATCATTCTCATCACAACCATCACAACCTTCCCAAGATTCTTCTGCTAATTTTTTTACAGTGTCATTTACAGTATCATACAACCCATCTTTAGCATCTAAGTCCATTATTTCTGTAATGAGTTGCTTTTGTTGTTCTTTGAACGGTACTAATTTAGCAAATACAGTTACCATGTTTATTTTGGCATCAGTTATTGGAATAAAATCTACTTCTGGATATGTGGATATTCTTGCTTCGATATTATCAAACACTTTAGCATCTTCTTCTATTTGTTTTACATCATCAGGATGTAATGGAAGTTCTGAATGTTTAGCATATTCTACAATCCATCCTTGTTCTGTTTTATATAATGTTCCTTTCATTACTAATCTTTTTTAGATTGTTTAAGGTCTAAATTTATGTCCTATTATACATCCTAATACAAATCCTAAGAAAAGTGCCACTATAATTATTAATTCATTCATAACTAATCTTTTTTAGATTGTTTAAGTAATTCAATTAATATTACATTTGAATATCTATTTATTTTTGGGTATCTCGCCCACCATCTCCTACCCTCAGTAAATGTAAGTTCTGCAACATCTTTAGTAAATTCGTGTAAATACCATATACCACCTCTCCAATCTCTATACCATCTATATTTATTCAACCATAAATAATCAAGCCATTTTTGTATTTTATTTTTCATTGTTTAGGTTGTTTAAGTGATTTATTTATTGCCTTAGCTTCGTCTAATAAAGAAACTATATGCTTATAATCAAAGTGGTTTACTTCTCCTATTTCACCAGCTTTTAATACATCTTCTTTTGTATATAGAGTTTCTGTTTCCTGCTTGTGCATTTCTTTCGCTTGTTCAAATATATCTTCTTTATGCCAAATAAATTTATCTTGCCATTCAGTAGACTTGATTTGTTCAATGATCCATTCTATTGATGTCATAATTAATCTTGATTGTGTTCATATGCACCATCTGGACCTATTTGAAAGTCATCAGATACAAAAGGAGGATTTTCTTTAGATTCTTCTTTATCTAATTGTTCAATTTTATCAAGAATATCTTTTAATGCTTGTTCATATCCTTTTTTATATGCACTATCTGCTATATCTGAAACATTCTTTATC